ACGTGGCAATCAAACGCATCGGTTTGGATTAGGGAGGGATTTCAACCTGTATTTATAGATATTAATTTAAATGATTTTTGTTTAGATTATACTAAATTATATGAATATTTACAATCTAATAATAAAAAAATTGCATGTGTATTTCCAACTTCGGTGATTGGATTTATCCCAGATATGAATAAATTGGCTCAAATTTGTAAAGATTTTAATGTTTGTCTTAAATTTGATAATTGTGAAAGTTTAATGCCCACATATACATCATTCTATTGTAAAACAAACCCTTCTGATTCTTCATATATAGCCAATATTTGTAAAGAATTTACGTGTTCAACCTCCTGTTTTGTTGCTCATCAAATAACAACTGGAACGGAAGGTGGTTTTATTTTTACTAATTCCAAAGAAGAATATCAATATTATTTAATGGCCCGCGCCCACGGTTTAATTAGAAACTTACAACCCTATAAAGAGCATTTTATTTCTAACGATTGGAATTTTAATTATGATTATGAACAGTTATGTAATCCACTAGTAGAATATCAATTTGATTTTAATGTTTTATCATCTAATTATAGAGGGAGCGACGTTTCTGCATTTTGCGGCTTATTAGATTTTAAAAGAATTCATAGAAATAAATCTCACAGAATAAAAATATATAATTTATTTAAAAATAATTTAGATAAGTTAAGATACTATTTACCACAAAATAGAGATGGATATGAAGATGTTCCATTTTGTTTACCAATTATAGTTCGCGGAGAACATAGAGAAGAAAGACTACGAAAAGTAAAAGATTATTTAGACACACAAAAAATTGAAAAACGACCCTTTATATCAGGTAACATGTTACGTCAAAATAATTATCAACAATATGGTAACTATAAAGACTATGAAAATGCGGAAATATTAAATAATTTTGGTATTTACATTGGCCTGAATTCTAAAGTCACGGAAAAACAAGTTCTAAAATTAGTGGAAATCCTTAATAAAATTTAATATCATAGATATGCTAATAGACATTGAACCCGGTCAGGCTTTTGATATGTTGGCAATTATCAATATTAAAGTGAATGAATCTCATGGGTTATTAAAAGAAAAAAATATTGCAAATTTTGAATCTCTTGCGACCCAAATAAAAAGGGAGATTGGGGAATTGAAATTTAATCAAGTATTTGAAAGTCCCGAATATGAGGAGTTGTATCAAAGTAATTTAGATACATTTAATTTGGTTACATTGGCCCAAAAAGACGACGGATTAGCTGGCCGTGTAGACCAGAAAAATTTTGATCGTTATGTTAAAAAATCAATTTTACAGAAGAAATATTTTTACAAGGAGATTAAAGAAATAAAAATAGGATACAATTAACGTGTAATTATTGTGGAAGAAGATGTAAATCTGGATAGATTCAAGTTTCGGCTTGAACCACAGTTTAACTATGCTCCCAAAGAAGATATTACAATTTTTGAACTTGCCCAATTAATAGTCATTTTACAACATAATGATGGTTTTGAAATTGATGAATTGTCAGAAGATTTGAAGAGACATTTTAGACAAATAGATGAATAATAAGATTGCATGGATTTCGGGTGTAGGGATGGATTCAAAAACCTTAACCCACATCCTGTTATCTAAAAATTATAAAGTAATTCTTTCCCATAGAAGAAATACCGTTCTTGATACCTTACGGGTTCGTCAATTATTTATTGATGACTTAATTAAATACCCAGAATCTTCATTAGAATTTGTTTATATGGATATTACAGATCAAACATCTGTAGAGGAAGCCGTCCTAGAAATTTTAAAAACAAATAATAAAATTGATGAGCTATATCATTTGGCTGGATTTACCCATGTGGGGGATAGTTTCAAAAATCCTATGTTATCCGTTATTACCAATGGTCATAGTGCATATTTTATTCTAGAAGCATTAAGAAAGCATTCTAAAAGTACTAGATTTTATTTTGCGAATACTTCAGAATGTTTCGGGGGCGACCCAAAAAATTGTCCATTCCAAGAAAATTCGCCCCAAGAATTACGAAGTCCTTATTCATTGGGAAAAAATTTAGGAGCCAATATAACAAAATATTTTCGTCAAACGTACGGCATGTATGCTTGTTTTGGATGGCTTTTCAATCATTCCAACATTTATCGTCACGATTCCTTCTATTTTATGAAGACTATTCGTGCCGCTGCTAAGATTTCATTAGGAAAACAAAATGAATTAAAATTGGGTAGTCTTGATTTTTATAGAGACGAACATCTTTCAGACTTTGGGTGCGAAGTAATGTGGAAGATGCTAAACAATAAGAAGGGGCCAATTAATTATGTGGTTGGTAACGGAAAATGTAATCATGGAGAGGAATATTTGGATTTGGCCTTTAATTATTTCAATTTAGATTGGAAAAAGTATGTTAAATTAGACGAATCATTTTTGCGACCCAATGAAGTAATAAAATTACAAGCAGATGCTACCAAAGCTATTGAAGATTTAGATTGGAAGCCTAATCGAATAACGTTAAAAGAACATGTTGACTTGGTATCAGATTATGTTTATAAACAAGAAACTGGAAAAAAATTAGATAGAATTAATCCATTTGAATTATTCCCTTAATATTATAAAAAATCCCTTTAACCCCCTAAAGAAAAGACTTGCAAAAAAAATCAAAGAGTGGTATATTAATTTCCAATATTGGTGGTATGACATAGAATCCACATCAAATATTGTTAAAGATGAATGCCACGAACACAAATGTAGATGCGGAAAAAATAGAGAATAATCCTTTAATTGGGCCGGTTCAGAAATCTTTTACAGATAAGGTTTCTATTTTAATTAATTTATTTATTAAACCAGAAATTAAAGAAAATAAATCACTAGATAAAAAAGAATTTATTGCCGCCGCCCGCCTCATAAAGAAATATCCCGATTTTGATTTCTTTTATGATCTTCCTGAATTAACGAACAAATTTAATAGCCTTTTTGGCTTATTAAGTAAGAAATGGATTAATTTAGATGTTAAATATAAACAGTTTTTACTTGACAAAATTAAAAATCCAGAGTATATTTTATCTGACACTCCACTTATAAAAATTGAAGTAGAAAAAAGAAAAGCTCAATCAGTAATGGAATTTTTAAATGAGAAAGATTAAAATGAATAAAACATATCCCATTCTCTATAGTCGTGATTCCAAAGGTAAAATTAGAATTTGGGAAATGGAGCAAAATAATGAAAGGTATAGGACAATTTCTGGATTGGAGGATGGGGAGAAAGTAACTAGTGAGTGGAGTATTGCGACCGCTAAAAATACTGGAAAATCTAATGAAACATCTGACATAGAACAGGCTACTGCTGAAATTGAATATAAATATAAAAAACAATTGAAATCTGATTATTTTGAAGATATTAAAGATATAGACCAAATAAGATTTATTCAACCGATGCTTGCCAAGGGATTTTTAGATAGGTTGGACAAAATAGTATATCCAGTTATCGTAGATATTAAATATAATGGTGGACGAATCATCACTCAAAAATCTGGACAATTCAGCCGGAAGGGAGAGAAATATCAAAGCGTGCCACATTTATATGAATCTGTAGAATTCTTATTTAAAAAACATGCCACTTTATTTTTAGACGGGGAAGGATATAATCATGACTACCGATTTAAATTAAATGAGATAATGAAACTGTTAAGAAAAACAGTTCACATTACAAATGATGATTTAAGAGATAGTAAAAACAGGATACAATATTATGTTTATGATGGTTATGGGTGGGACAATATAAATAAAGAAACAAAACAATTTGAAAGGCGAGCGGCTTTAATTAAATTATTAAAAGATATTCCTTATATTATTCCGGTTAAAGGTAAGATAGCAGAAAATGAAAAAGATGTTTGGAAAATTTATGAAGAATATACCAGTGAAGGATATGAGGGAGCAATTGTAAGGCTGGATGAACCTTATCAACATAAAAGAAGTTCTGCTTTATTAAAATTAAAACCAGAAAATGATTCAGAAGGAATTATCCAAGATATTTTAGAGGGTGAAGGAAATTGGTCAAAAACTGGAAAGGTTATTGTATTAAAATGGAAGGATAAGATATTTAACGCAACTTTTAAAGGGACTTATGAAGAAGCAGCCCAATTCTTAAAAGATAAAAATAAATGGGTTAATAAAGAAGTGACATTTCTCTATAATGGATTAACTGGATTGGGTGTTCCAAATTTTGCTAGAGTAGATATAAATAATTGTATAAAAAAATAAAAATATGAAACTAATAAGAAAAATAAAATTAGAAAATACTAATGGTGGTCATAATAAAGAATGGATTGGAGAATTATATGATAACCATGATGTCATTACAAGATGGGGGAAAATTGATTCTCTTTTGCAGTCAAAATTATTTCCCGGAATGGGAGAAGAATTTTTAAATAAAAAAGAGTCAGAAAAACTTAAAAAGGGTTACGAACCAGTATAAATAAAAATAAAATTATGGGAAGACCACCAAAAAATAAAGAAGAAATAGATCAAACAAATAAAAAAGATGAACTTCAAGAAGTGTTAAAAGAAGTTCTAAGTAAAAATGGTCATTTTAATGACATTGTGCCTAAAAACTATAGAGTATCAACGGGAAGTTTAAATTTAGACCTAGAAACTGGGGGACTTCAACCTTCAATTATTCGATGTTCGGGCATGGCGGAAGCTGGAAAAACTTCGTTTTCCTTAAATATTGTAAAGAATTTTCTTGGTGACATGGCAAGAAAAAGACGTGCAATTTATTTTCTATCGGATAAAGAATTGAGCGAGGGATTGGTTAATCGTTGCGGTGTGAAGTTTGTTGAAGATATGGACGATTGGACAGATGGAACCTGTTTTATTATTAGAACAAATGAATACGAAACAGTTTGTAATACAATTAGAAAAGCTATCACAAAAAAAGGAAATTCTGATACGGAAATTGTTTTTGTATTAGATTCTATGGATAATTTTGCTCCTAAAGCTGCTTTTGAGGTAGATTTTGGGGAATCGTTTCAAAAGGGCGGCACATCTGCTATTACTGCTCATTTTTTTAGATGTTTTAATATTTTATTGCCAAGATTGGGTCATTTAGTAATAATGATTTCACAATATAGAGATTCCGTCCACATTGGTAAGGGAGCGCCAATCATTAAGCAAACTAGTTCTTCTGGTGGCCGTGCTCTAGAACACGGTGTTATATGGGCTTTTGAATTCCAAATAGCTATGAATTCAAAAGAAGACATGTTTTGGGACGGTGAACCATTTAAAGGAAAGAAAATAGGTCATAATTGTATTATCCAGTTTAAAAAAAGTACCAATGAAAAAACTGGCACAAAAGTAAAATATCCCATTATTTATGGTAGAACTGATGGGAAATCAATCTGGGTGGAGAGGGAAATTGTTGACCAATTATTAATTTGGAACATGATAAAGGGTAAGGGAGCTTGGTATACTTGGTCTGATAATATTCATAAGGAATTACTAGCGATTGAAAAAGAAACTCCATTACAAATTCAGGGAGAGGATAATATAGTAAAATGGTTAGAGGAAAAACCTCAAGTTTCAGACTTTTTGTATAAAAAATTAAAGGATGTTTTGTCTAATGAAAGTAACCCGGCTTAATTCGGATAAACTTGTTACTTTAAATATAAGAAAATATTTGATTGATTGGGAAAACGATGGAAATAGTTCTTTAGAAGTTAGATTTAGAGATTTGATATATCTCTATTGGAGAAATAGTATTATTTTATTTCAACCCACTATTCCCGGAAGTTTATTAAAATTAGATTATTTAAACGTAAACAAGAGATTATGTGTGGAATTGGACGGCCCACAACATAACAAATTTAATAAATTCTTCCATAATAATAGTCGTAATATTTATCTAGCCGCAATTAAAAATGATATGAAGAAGGAGAAATGGCTAGAAAGAAATAAAATTACTCTCCTTAGATTAAATGAACATGATCTTGATTATTTTTCTCCAAAATATATTGAGAATAGTTATGGGATAAATATTATATGAACAAAAGAAACTTCCTCAAACTCTCAATCTTAGCCGCCCTATCATTTTTCGCGCCCAAAATATATGCTCAATCAGGATATTTTAATACTTATCGAATCGTTGCCCAAAATAAAAATTACTCAAAAGCAGAATTTGAAATAAAAGGTTTGCAAAATTTGAAAACCGGAGATAGAATATACATAGGACGAAAAGACTATGGAACAAAATTTACAACAGACGAAAAAGAAGATGTATATGAGATTAGGGAGATTAAAAAATTATAAAATCAACAAAAGAAATAATTAAAATAATGAATTTAGAACTACAAGAAAAATTATTTAAAAAATATCCAAAGATATTTAAGATGAATAAACCAATAAGTTCTCCATCTCTCGCAAGTTCCCCCTTTGATTGTTGGGGTATTGAAGTTAATGATGGTTGGTATGATTTAATAGATAATACTGCGTCCAAAATTCAAAAAATATTAGATAAAGATGATAAATCTTTTTTTAATACAGAACAATTGAAAGAAAAATTTTCACTAATTCGGTGGTACTATTCTTCAGACGAAACAAATTATAATAAATTTAGAAAAATTATAGACAATGCTGAGGAAGAATCTTCTAAAATTTGTGAAAATTGCGGAACAAAAGAAAATGTGTCTCAAAATAAAAAAGGATATATTATTACCTTGTGTTTAGATTGTAGAAACAAATGAATTACCCACCAGAATTAACCTCTTTAAACTTAGAAAGGCAGTGTCTTGGGGGATTAATCAATAAACCGGAGGTTTTAGTTGATATTGAAAGTGTGGTTAGTGATAGGGAGTTTAGTAATTCTATCCATCAAAGAATCTTTTCTGTCCTTAAAAATATGGTATTAAATGGGGAAAAAATTGAAAAAATTATTTTAGCCCAAAAAGTAAAAGATTTAAAAATTCAATTTGAAGATGGATTAGATCCGTTTTCATATATCGAGGATATCTCATACACACAAATCCAAATCAAAGGAATCAAAGAGATAATAAAGGAACTTATTAATCTAAGGGTTAGGCGTGATTTATATCAAAAAACAGAAGAAGAAAAAGAATATATCAAAAATTCGGGTGGCAAAGATTTAACAGAAGTCATAAATCATATAGATAGTATTCATCATAAGCAAATAATGTCTTATTCTACGGAAGATAATCCAGAGGATTTAGTTGATAATATCGAAAACGTTATAAAACAAAGAATAAATCAAAAAGAAGTAATTAATATTCAGAGTCCATTCCCAATTTTTAATGAAATGTTTGGAAATTTAAGAGTTGGAATTACGGCTATTTGTGGGCGGGCCAAACATAACAAATCAACAATATTGTTAAATATTGGATGGGGGGCGATTCTTAAACAAGAGAATTTAAAATGTTTATATTTAGATACCGAATTAAAAAAAGATGATCATCAATTTCGTATTATTGGCGCCTTTGCTCAAGTTAATCCTTATCTTTTGGAAACCGGAGAATGGAGTCATAATCCCGAATTAGCCAAAAAAGTAGAATCTAGTTGGGAAATCGCCCGCAAATTAAAGGGTAAATTATTTCATTATTATGTCGGAAATAAACCAATTGAAGAAATTGGTAGTATAATCCGTCGTTGGTATTTTTCTAAAGCAGGACGGAATAATCCAGCAATTATAATTTTTGATTATATCAAGATAGGTAATGAAAGATTGTCTAATTTCAATCTGGAATATCAACAATTGGGCCAAAAGATAAATTATCTAAATGAAATATCTCAACAATTACAGATTCCAATTCTTACTAGTATGCAATTAAATAGGTCTGCCATCACAGATCAAAAAGAAGATGAATCCACCATTTCTATGACGGATAGATTAAGTTGGTTTGCTAATAATGTATGTATTTTTAGAAAAAAGCGTCCAGATGAAATTAATGATGAAACCCAAGATTATGGAACGCATAAACTTATTCCGGTAGTTAGCAGATACCAAGGAAAGAACACTGGTTTATTAGATTTGGTAAGAATTGTAGATAGTCATGGTAAATCAACATATAAGCCTAATTTTATAAATTATGAATTTTCTAATTTTAGATTAACCGAAAAAGGAACTTTAAGAGATATTGTAATTCAAAGACAATTAAGCGCCAATTTACAAACTCCTAATAATGATGATAGCAATGATATATGACCAAGGTAATTAATATTAAATCTAAAGAACTTTACGATGTTTATATTGGCCGTGCTGGTCAAGGACAAGATGGATATTTTGGAAATCCATATATTTTGGGAAAAGACGGTAGTAGAGAAGAAATAATGGAAAAATACAGAAAATATTTTTTCCAAAGAATGTGTGAAGATACTCATTTTAGGATAAAAATAGAAAATTTAGAGAATAAAATATTAGGATGTTTTTGTAAACCCGAAGCCTGTCATGGAGATATTATAAAAGATTATTTAGATAATAAAGAAAAATATAGAAAGGACTTAGAAATACAAGTTTATGTTGGCCCCAGTCCCAAAAAAATATAAAATTGCTGTTATTGGTTCTAGATCGGTCCAAGATAAGAAAATTGTTTTTGATTATCTTGATTCTAAATATGACAAAATAGAAATGATAATTTCTGGCGGGGCTAGTGGTCCAGACAGTTATTCGGCAGAATGGGCAGCTCAAAAGGGATTTACTTGTTTAATATTTAATGCTCGTTGGCATGATAAAAATGGAGTCTATGATAAGGGGGCGGGGTATCGTAGGAACCACGATATAATTAAAAATTGTCAAATATGTGTTAGTTTTTATGATGGGGTTAGTCGTGGGACAAAACATTCGATGGAGTTATGTCAACAATATAATAAAAAATTAATTGTTATTGATTGCAAACAACAAGAAAAAGATGCAATAGAATCTACTTGGGATGAACCAAAAAATGAAGAAAGTGAGTTTTAATTCAGGGTGTGTAATCAAGGGAAAATAAATGAATGAAATTAAATTGAACAAATGAATTTATTAGAGATTAATAAAGAAATAATCTTCGATGGCCCTTCCCACACTTATAAAACAAAAAATGGTAAAGAATTTACTTCGGTTTCTAAATTATTAGATAATTATAAACCAGAATTTGATCCTCAAGGGTATATTATTCGTCGAGTAGCTCAGAGAGATGGTTTAACTATAAATGAAGTTCGGGCCAAATGGGATAAAATCAGAGATGATGCCTGTGACAGAGGGCATTCGCTACACCGACAATTAGAATATTTTATAAAAACTGGTAAGATTTTAAATGATGATTTTAAAGATGTCGTAAAACAATTTAAAAAAATAAAATTTACAGGAAAATTATTCTCAGAAGTTCAAGTTCATTCACCTACCTTTTATATTGCGGGGACAACAGACGTTGTAGAATTACTAGATAATAATGAAATTAATATAGGAGATTTTAAGCAAAATAAAAAACTAGACAAAAAATCAAAATATAGAAACAAATTATTATATCCTTTAGAAGATAAAGAAGAATGTGAATTTCAAGTCTATACCCTTCAGATCAACCTATATTCATTTATGTTATCTGAACACGGCTACAAAACAAAGAATATGGTTCTTTATTATATGAATCCAGAAACTAGAATTTTGGAAAGCCATACCATACCTGATGCCCAAAAAGATGTAAAGCTTTTGCTAAATCATTGGAAAGCAATGAGCGAGTGGTAAAAAGTCTTGACAAAAAATAAAAGTAAGATAAGATTATTGAATATGTTGGAGGCAAATAAAATCTACTGTGGGGATAATATAGAATTATGTAAGGAAATAGATGATAATAACATTGATTTAACAATAACTTCTCCGCCCTATTCCAACATAAGAAAATATCAAGGATTCTCTTGGGATTTTGAAAAACTGGCAAAAGAATTATATAGAGTTACCTCTGATGGCGGAATCGTTTGCTGGATTATTAACGATCAATATATTAAAGGTGGGCGCGATTTACAATCTTTTAAACAAGCAATTTATTTTAAAGAAACGTGTGGTTTTACAATTCATGACGTTATGATATATCAAAAATCTGGATTTAATTTTCCAGCTAATAATAGATATCATCAAGTCTATGAATATATTTTAGTTTTGACAAAAGGAAAGATTAAAACATTTAATCCTTTAATGGATAGAAAAAATGCTTATCCCGGTCAAAAAGCACATGGATTACATAGGGGTGCCGATGAAAATAGTTATCAAGATATGTCTCAAATTATTAAAGCTAAACCGGCTGGAGAATATGGAAAACGATATAACGTTTGGTATGTAAAAGTTGGCAAAAGAAAAGGGGTGGCCCAAAATGATATTGCCTATAAACATCCAGCCATTTTTCCAGAATCATTATGTGGAGACTTGATTAAAAGTTTTAGCAATGAGAATGATTTAATTTTTGATCCTTTTATGGGAAGCGGAACTGTTGCCATAGTATGTAATAATTTAAAAAGAAATTTTTTAGGGTTAGAAATTTCACAAGAATATTGTGATATTGCAAATAAAAGATTATTATAAGTATGAAGTTAAAAAATTACTCCAAAGGTCAAATTGCTCAACTAAAAATTCAATTAATGGCGGCAAAAAAGAACTTATTATGTAGTTTACCAACAGTTGGAGCAACTAGATATGATTTAATTATGGATAATAAAGGAACGCTGTCCCGCACTCAGATAAAATATTGCAACCGAAAAGCCAGTCGCGTAAAAAACTGTCTTGAATTACAATTATACAACAAAGCTTTTAGAAATTTTTATTCAAGAAGTGAAATTGATTTACTTCTTGTGTTTATTCCAAAGCTGGATATAATACTTAAGTTTGAAGCTGACGAATTTCACAAAAGAAAAACAATTTTTATTCATTTAACAGATGAAAAGAGCAATTTTTATTATAAAAATTTTATTTGGTAAAATAATTAATGGTCATAGATGGAAAAATAATTATGCCGGGAATTGATAATTTAAATGAATTGATCGAAAATATCGAAAAAGATGGTTTTAATTTTGTTCTCGGTATCGTAAAACCGGGACTAGTTAAAGATTCAGATATAATAGAAATATTTACCAATACTGGAGATGAGAGTTTAGAGAAATTACTAAGAGTATTAAGAGAACACCAAAAAAATCGCAAACAAAAAGAGAGGGGAGAAATAAAAATTGAATCTCAATAATCAAATAATACCAATCTGGAAAACCCACGCAAGCGTCGGAAAAAGCATTTTAACTTATGAAGATGAAGAAGATATTTCTGATTCTGCCCCAGTAAGTGTTATTGCTATTGCAAAAAAACATAATTTAAAACAATTAATTGTTATTGATAATTCTTTCTTGGCTTTTCCTAATTTATATAAAGCCTGTAAAAAACATGAGATTCAATTAATCTTTGGACTGAATTTTACAATTTGTAATGATGTGGCTCAAAAAGATGAAGCATCTTTATCTAATAACTGTAGGGTTTCGGTTTTAATGAAAAATAGTAATGGATATAAAGATTTAATTAAATTAAACGACGCAATTAATGGAAGTTCTGAATCATTTTATTATACCCCAAGGGGAGATTGGAATGTTATAAAGAAATACATGACAGATAATCTTCTTTTAATGATTCCTCCCCATAATAATTTTATTCATATTAATCTTTTAAGAAATGGAAAATCTATTCCAGATTTTGGAAATTTAAAACCAATAATGACTTTTTGTAATATTGAATTACCTTATACTCAAATACTGAATCCTGCTATAAAAACTTATGCACAAAATAATAATTTTGAATTACAGGAAGTTTGGCCCGTTTATTATTATAAGAAGGATGATTTTAAAGCTTATTCAACTTTTAGGGCTATACACGAAAGGGAAAAATTTAATTCACCAAATATAGATTTTTTTACAAATCCAGAATTTTGTATTGAGTCATATTTAGAAAGATCAAATCTAAAAAATACTTTACTAAATCAGTAATTTAGTGTAATATAGAATATGAATGTAAATAAAGTCAAAATTTGTAAAGATATTGAGGAAAATTACCACAAATATAGCGCTAAATACTTTTCTCAAAAATATGGTTTAAATTTGTCCACCGTCTATAAATATGCTGGAAATCTAAGGGTCACTGGACATAATATATTAGAAAAACAATCTTTAAACATTATTTCAGACTTTAAGAAAGGTTATTCAATTTCTGAATTATATAATAAATATGGCCATACCAAAAAAACTCTTGAAGATTTTTTAATTAAACACGGATTTAAAATAAAAGATATGTCAGAATCTAGAATTATTTATAATTTTAATATAAATTATTTTGAAAAAATTGATTCACATGAAAAAGCATACTGGTTAGGATTTCTATATGCAGATGGAAATGTTCATAAAAATATGATGCAAATTGGATTATCTAAAAAAGATGTAAAAATATTAAAAATTTTTAGAAAACATTTATCTTCAAATCATCCATTTTATCTAGATAATAGTAAAGGATATAATAAAAATGGCAAAAATGTAATAAAATTTTGTATACGAAGTATGAAATTTGTTAAAGACTTAATAAATTTAGGTTGTATTCCAAAGAAATCTTTAGTATTAACATTTCCTACTGTTCAACAAGTTCCAGAAGAATTTATAAATTCTTTTATTCTTGGTTATTTTGATGGAGACGGAAGCATATCCACCAAAAATAAAAAACACAAACAAAAGTTTTCGTGGAAATTACAAATGGTATCAACCAAACATTTTTTAGAAGGTGTTAGGGCTAGAATATCCAATATTACCAAAACAAATGGCTGCATTATAGAAGACAAAAAAACAAAAAATTTGTGTTATTTATCTTATGGAGGTTCATACAAAACAGATAATGGCAAAATAGTTCCACGGCTTATTTATGATTTTTTCTATCATAATATTAATTTTGCCCTCAAACGTAAAGAATTAAAATTTAGGAGTATTATATCATAAATTCAGATTTATTAAAATATAACTGGAAAGAAAAAACCTTTGTAGTTTTAGATTGTGAAAGCAACGGATTGCATCTTTTTTATACTCTACCCTTTAATATAGGAATTCAAGTTTATAAAAATGGAGAATTAACAGAAAATCATGATTTATATCTTAAATGGCCCAACTATCAAATTCGACCCGAAATTGCTAAATTTACCCATTATGATGCGGCCAAAATAGAAAGAGAAGGAATCGAACCAAAAAAAGCATTTGAAATATTAAAATATTATTTAGACAATCCAAATATCTATTTTATTGGTAATAATCTTCTTAATTACGATTGTATGATATTTAAAAATTCTCCCCAATTTGTTGGAGTTGATATAAGTTATCAGTGGTTGAATAGAACTTATGATAATAATGCTATTTTTAAGGGTTACAAACTTGGATTAAAACCTGATTATGATAATTTTTTAGCTTGGCAATTTAGTATGAATTCTATAGTTAAAAAAGGACTTAAATCAAGATTACAATTTGCTTGCAAAGAATTTGGAATAGAGTATATTGAAGAAGATGCCCATTCTGCTGCATATGATTGTAAAAAATCATATCAAGTTTTTACAGAATTAATTAAAAAAATAGATGTTAAATAATTTTACCACATACGATTTACCCAAATTTGGTTATATCAAAATTCCCAAATTTACAATTCCAGATGAAGATAGGAAAAATCTAAATTTATCTTCCAAATGTAATTCTGAAGAATATCTTTTGGCTTTAGCAAAAGATGGATTTAATAAGAAATTGGAATCAGGAAAAATTCCAAAAGATAAAAAACATACCTATTGGGAGCGAATTAGTAATGAATTAGAAGAAATAAATAAACTTCTTTTTACTGATTATATATTGCTTGTTTATCATATTATTAAGTTTTGTGATAAAAATGGTATATTAAATTCTCCGGGAAGAGGGTCGTGCGGAGGTTCTTTACTTCTTTATGTCTTAGGCGTTGTAAAAATTGACGCACTAAAACACAATCTTCTTTTTGAAAGGTTTATTGCTGGTGGACGAACAGAAATTAAAGAAATCAATGGAGAAAAATATATTAAATCGGAAAATTTACCAGATGTAGATTTGGATTCAGATAGAGAATTAAAATACAAAATTAATGAATTTATTACCTCTCAATTTCCAAATAGAACATGTCAAATTAAAACAGTGGGAACATTACAAGGAAAATCAGTTATAAAAGAAGTATTAAAATGTTATGAAGAATATAATGAAGAAGATGCCAAAGAAATCAGTGATTTAATTGAAACCAGATTTGGTAAAGTAGAACAGATTACCAATGCTATATCTGATGACCCAGAAAAAGAAAATAAAAAATTTAAAGAATGGGCAAAAAATCATCTTGATACCGTTAAAATTAGCTGTCAATTAAATACATTAATAAAAAATACTTCAGTTCATGCTTCAGGAATTATTTTATGTGAAGAAGAACTAAATAATAGTATTCCATTAGAATTATCCTCAACCAGAGAACCAGTTATTTCTTATGATATGGAAGGGGCACAATGTTTTGGTGTTAAATTAGATAATTTGGGATTAAAAAATCTTACATCAATTAAAGAATGTCTTGGTTTAGTAAATAAAAAAATGGAAGATATTGATGTAAATGATGAATCTATTTATATTTTTTTAAGGAATAGCGATGATTATCGGGGCATTTTTCAAGCTGAAGAAGGATTAGGGAAGATGGTAATGAGGAAATTGCAATGCAAAAATATTGATGATATTGGAATGAGTATAAGTATTGGAAGGCCGGGTAGCATGAAATTCTTAGATGAAATTATCAATGCAAGAGATGGGGCGGAAATTAGAAAGATTGATGATAGGGTGAAAGATATTCTTTCTCCCACTTATAATGTAATTATTTATCAGGAGCAAATTATGGCCCTCGCCAGAAGAATGGCAAATTTTACATCACAAGAATCTGATGGGTTAAGAAAATGTGTTTCAGGAGATACAACTTTCATTTCTAAAACAAGAGGAATTATTTCCATTCATTCTTTAATTAAGAATGGATTTAAAGACGATTTATTTCTTGTAATGGATGATAGAGGAAGACAATTGTGGAAACCTATTAAAAATATCTGGCTTTCCGGTAACAAAGTGGTAAAAAGAGTTACCACTAGAAACGGTTTAAACATAAAAACTACTGGAGAACATCAGTTTCTTACTAATGACTGGTGGAAAGCTAGAAAATATCTAGATATTAATAATGATTATTTGGTATGTGCTAAAGAAATAGAATATGATGGTGAGGATAAAATTTCAGTAGATATGGCAATTGTTATCGCTGGTTTATTAACAGAAGGATTCTTTACTGAAACGGGTCAAACTTTTACTAATTTTAATAAATTTGTTATAGATATATTCTGTCAATCATTTTTTAATGAATTTGGCAAATATCCATCTCTATCTAAAGATGGTCATGTAGCCAGAATAGATAAGGAGTCTAAGGAAATAATCCATAAATATCTATCTTATGGTAAATCAGGACAAAAATTTATTCCAGAGATAATGATGGGGATGACTAAGGAAACGACTAGAAAATTCTTATCTTTTATGTTGACTTGTGAGGGAGGCTGCATAGAACAGGGTAAATTTGAAATATCTTCAAAATCTATTACTATGGCAAACCAGATAAAGTTATTATTGTTGAGATTTGGTGTCAGAAGTTGTTTTTTTAGCAAAATCAATCCTAAATACGGAGAATTTTATTATATTAACATTGGTGAGCGAGACTCGCTAGAGCGACTAGTTTCTGAACTGTCAGTTCTTTTAGAGCCAGATAAATTAAAAAAATTAAATTTGTATATCAAAAACAAGATTGGTAACTGCACTTTAGATATTATTCCGAATAATATTACCCAAAAGTTTATTAAACAATATACCGCTGGTAAAGATGTAGATAGGAGTGGGAGCTTATATAAATCAACAGTATCTAGAGATAGATTTTATGAATTAGTTTCTTGGACTAATGACCAATATTGGATAGATATTGCGACTGGAAAGCAAGAATACTCATCAATTAAAGATATTTATCGCTCTTATCCAGATATGGAAGATGTATATGACTTTACAATAGATGAAGAGACTCCATTTATTATTGCCAATGGAATAGTAATACATAATTGTATTGGGAAAAAACTTAAAGATAAAATAGTTGAACATAAAGAAAGATTTATAGAAAACTCTCTTAAAAATAAATATGAAGAAGAGTTTGTTTTAGATATGTGGCAAACATTTGAAATGAGTGGAGATTATTTATTCAATAAATCACACGGATATCAATATGGCTACCTATCAGCTATTTGTGCTTATCTTAAAGCCAACTATCCAACAGAATATTTTTATTCTTTATTAAAAAATGCCAAAAATGAATCTAAACCACAAGAAGAAATATCTTTAATTACTGAAGAATTATCTAGATTTGGAGTTAAATTACTTGGTCCACATATTATTAAATCAGATGTTGATTTTAAAATTGAAGATAAAAATAATGTTCGTATGGGATTGGGGAATGTCAAAGGAATTGCAGATAAATCATTAGAAAAACTAAAAAATTTCTGTCATGCTTATTCTAATAAATTTGAAATATTTTTGGCTGCAAATGAGTGTGGAATTGGAATTGGTATTTTAGGCAATTTAATTTTGGCGGGCACAATGGATGATTATTTAACTGAAACCAGAACTCAGACATGTTTAGAAATGCAAACTTGGAATTTATTAACCGAAAGAGAGCAAAAAAGAGTTTTACAATTAGGGGAAGAATATAAATATCATTTAATTAACATAATAAAATATCTCTCTGTTCCACAGGATAGTTCTGATAAACCATTTATAAAAGAAAGCAGATTAGAAACTATTAGAAGAGATTTTAAACCATATAATAAAATCCATAAACAAAATAGTCAAAATGAAGAATTGTGCCGATTTTGGTTTGAAAAAAGTCTTTTGGGATTTTCTTATTCTCATAATCTTGTTGACATTTTAAGAAAAGAATATAATGATATAGTTAGTATTGAGGCGGCAATGGCCGAAATTGATGACGAAAAAGTAACAATCGGGGGCGAAATAATTGAAATTCGATCTGGAACAAGTAAAAATAAAAATAAATACATTAAATGTTTAATTACGGACGGTAATAAATCAGTTAATGTTATGATTATGGAAAGATATTTTGAATCAAATAATGAAAAGAATAAAAATCATAAATTAGAAATAGGAGATATTGTGGTTGCAACTGGACAAAAAAAACCTGACATTGTTTTCTGTGACCAAATTGTAACACAAAATATTAAAATTATTTCCCGAATTTCTGATTTACCAAAAGAAAAGTTAGAAAATTTTGTCGGTCGCTGAGAATTAATTAGTTCAACAACCCAATTTTGATGCTAAATCATTTCTAACACATTTACGAGATGAGGAACAAGAAATGAGTAATAAGGTAACTCTGGCGAAGGATATTATTAAGCAGATAATTTCAGAGGTCGAAGGTTATACTTGAAACATTTCATTATTTTTTTGTGGAGTAATTTTCTAAGCCTTTTCTTTTTCACAACCCCATTTACCCGTTATTTAGTCAATTGTGAAATCGAGTCGTCTAACAAGGCGCTGGAGCGAACTGGCCTAGACTTTTGGATTTTTCGTGATTCGGGCGGTTGAGTATTGTGGGTGTTTCCGACGATTCTGGTAATTTACCGGCCAGTCGCTCAGCTTGGGTCGTTAGGCGTCAACGATCTTCACAATTATATCATTCTTAGTGTAAAAAATGTAACTTGACGGAAAACACTCTGTTTGCTAGAGGTTAGCTGAAGTTTTTGGTTTAAGGTATCCCGGTAGGACTATCTCCCACAGAGTAAAACCGTCAAATTACAGTCTTACTCTATACAACCTATACCAAAGAATCAAGAGTTGTTCTTATCTTTCTATCAGTAATTATAATTGAATTAGATTATTTATTCCAAGACCGGACGCCTAACCATGCGCTCCAGCGAACCGGCGCAAGCTCTTGATGTTCAGAGGGGTTGGACATATTTATCCCCCTGATTTTCCGCGCCGGTCGCTGAGCTTGGGTCGTTAGGTGTCATTGGACGCTCTATGATAAATCCATATTTTTCTAATTCTTCTACACTATTAATAAAAATGCCCGTGAATTTCTTACCATGAGTTTTTTTATACCATTTCTTGAATTTCTTGTCTGACCACATATATCCTATATTACACTCAATATTATGGAACTACATCGTAATAATCAGTTGTTTTGTAATGTTTTAAGAGCTTGGAATATCAAAACAGCGAAAGTTAATTCTAAAAGAATAAACATGTTAGGTTCACCAAGTGTAGAGATTCGGAAATATTCACATAGAATGATTTGTGACAAGAAACCATTTGTTAAGGATATATTAGGAACAATATTAATTGATGAGAAAGGCACTAAGACTTCCATCGAACCAGTAAAGATTATTTCTGAGACTAAGGAAGAAGATGGTTCTATTTTATATGAGGTTGAATTTTTAGCTTCAAAGATTATTGATTTTGACACCTAACAAGAGCGCTGGAGCGAACTGGCCTAGGCTTTTGGAGTATTGGGAGATTTTGGTGGGCGGGCGATTTCTGAACTGTTGAACGGTTTTGGTTGTTTTCCGGCCAGTCGCTCAGCTTGAACGTTAGACTTCCCCACCTACATCACCTATAAAACTATGAAAATTACAGACTATCATGAAAAAGATGGAGATATTGAGTTCTTGGTAGATACCGAAAAGTTACACGCTATCCACCAACATCTAAGATCCAAAAGACTCAATGCGGGAGCAATTCCTTCAGATACGGATTTTAGTAAGATTACCGTAGGAAATATTACACCTGAACAACTGAATCAGGCATTGGAAGACTTCCCAGACTAAATCTAATTTGTTGAGTTGGTTTTATTCCACCGTTGTCTTTGATAAGTTTGTTAACGGCAAGGGTGTAAAAATCAAGACGAGCAATCAAATCTTTTTCGCCGGTAACTTCATCTATGAATGAGTTTGAATTTATGTCTATTAAATATGCGTGAAGTTTTTGATTTTCGGGTGGATATTTATCAGGGAAGTCTAACAATGCGCTGCACCGAACTGGCTTGAGCGCAGGTGATTTCGATGTCTTTTTCATATCTATGATAACTGGTTATCCGACGTTTTTACACTTTTTTCGCCAGTCGGTGAGCTTGGGTCGTTAGGTGTCATATCGCACGCCCCTGTAAAATATGGACGAAAAGACACTAAAGAAAGCGGCAGCTTGGATGTATAAGAACCGGCATACGGGCTATTGGACTTATCTGATACTGGTAGCTGAAATTTCTGACCATCAAGAGATACGCAGTTTATCATTGTCCCAGGACGACGCCAGTGAAGTCTTCGCAACCCTAGAAAAAAAAGGATGTTTGAGAAAGGAGGATGGAGAGATAACCATCGGTGGAGCTTCTTTCCAAAAGTATCGCATTGATCACTCTGCCCTTCGAGAATTAAAAAAGTTTTCAGAGATTCCTTGGTATTACTTTCTTCCTGAATCTTGGATTTATTACATTGAGAAGTATTGGGCATGGTTTGTTGTATGTCTTGCGCTGATTATTACCTCATTCTTTCAGGGATTCGTTGGGAAGTTGGGAGAGTGGATTGGCGAATGTTTGACTGGAAAATGACACCTAACCAAGCGCTCCAGCGAACCGGCGCAAGCTCTTGATTTTCAGGAGGTTTAGACATGTTTACCTCTCTCCTTTTCCGCGCCGGTCGCTGAGCTTGGGTCGTTAGGCGAATTCGGAGCATCTTGTGGACTTGATTGTTTTTCATGTTGCGTATCTTTAATTTGTCACAAGACCAACCTTGTGAGCGTTGATGGACTGAAGACTTGTCCTAAGCGTGGAGTCGTGCGTTAACACGACTCCCTTTTTATTTTCGGAGAGGTTGGGATTGTTGTTGGCGGAACTAGGGCGTCTTAAAAACGCCCACCCGTTAACGCGGGTTGAGAGTTCGATTCTCTCCCCAACCGCTCCTAAATTATATGAAAATCCGCCTAACCATGCGCTCCAGCGAACCGACGCAAGCTTGGGGTTTTCAGGAGGTTTAGACATGTAGAAAAATTATTATGAAAGCTTAATGGGACTGGCAAATCATTCCATAGAGACACGCGGCAAAAACTACAGCAAGATACAGACACAAGAGCCAATCACTCTTTTGAAGGGTCAAGATTGTGCTGAAAACCTTGCCAATATTTGTCTGTTTATATCTGCATTGGGATTGGTGTTGACGATTTTGATATGAAAAATTGCGGCCTAACCATACGCTGGAGCGAACCGGAGCATCGTTTTCAGATTTCTGAACATCGCTGGCTTCGTTTGCGTTTGGGGATTGGGTTAAGTTTTCGGGTGTTTTTTGCTCCGGTCGCTCAGCTTGGTCGTTAGGCGTTGTCCGTTTTATATTATATGGATATCCCAATCTATTTAAGAAAATCCGAAACAGAGATGGTGAAGCTTCATTGTATTGCGGAGTTAATTCAGGAGACAACCAACCACGTAACTTTCCACGCCCTAGAATATCTCTCAGTTGATTTGCATTCACATTATTATTGTAAGCGTAAAGGAGTAAGGGGGACGCTGGAACTATGGTTGATTGAATTTGTCGCTGCCACGGAAATGAAGCCGCCATATACTTATATCTCAACATTGACAGAAAAATACAGAGACGTACCAGAGGACTGGGTTGATGATTCTCCCAGTCAGAACGCCTAACCATGCGCTCCAGCGAACCGGCTTGAGCTTTGGTGTTTTCGGTGTTATTACTCATATCTATGGTAACGGGTTGTGCGAAAGATTTACACTATTTTTCGCCGGTCGCTGAGCTTGGGTCGTTAGAAAAAGATTTCTGAAAATTCCCCTTGACAAACAAAACAAGTAATGCTATTATAAGAGAGTAAGATTTAATAACACAACAAAATAAATAGAATGAAATTAAAAACAGATCAAAAATATTGGATGGAGTTAGAAGTACAACCCGATAAAACAGTTAAGGTAAAAAAGGCTCGAAAATATGTAAAAATTAATCAATTCGTGACACACTGGGCCGAAATTTCAAGTCGTGATTTAGCCAGAGAAATTAATGGTAAATTAATAACAAGATAATAATTATGCATTATAAAAATGGCCGACCAGCAAAGAATGGCGATAAAATAGTAAGTCTAACTTATGGATTTGCGGGTATTTTACATTCAGCGGTGTCAACTTCTAATAGTTGTAATGGGAGGATCGCTCCAATTTCACAAAATGATCCCTATATAACAATTAAAGAATGTTTACATATTGATGATATTATTGCGGCAGAAATTCCACCACCACCAGCAGAAAAAAATGACTAAATACAAATCTAGAATAGATAAACTTTTTGAAAAAACATTAAGCTCTATTGAATACGAAGTAGATAGAAATAATTATCCTTCTGCCATTTCATTAAATACATTGGAAGAGTACTTGACAAAAATCACAAAACAAACTATTATAAGAGTAGTATAAAACAAAATTAGCAGTAAAATAAAAATATGTTAACATTTTATAAACCAAATAAATCAGTAAAAGGTAGTTTATTGTCAATTAATTTTTCGGCCAAAACAGATAAAGTTGAAAATGATAAAACAGTAAAGGGCGATAAATCATTTTATCTTAATTTTGTTGGACAATCAGGATGGAATGAAGCTGAAAGAACTGGTTCATTTAAAGAGGGGAATAAAATTACGGTTAAATTATCTCTAACAGAAGCAGGTGGAATTTTAGCCGCAATTAGTCGAAATACTACTTTGGCCTCTGTAATGGGACAAGAATACGTTTATCACGATGGGGAAAAAACCGCCACAACAATCTATTTTGGCCCACATTTCAAAAAGGAAAAACAGGGCGAAAAATGGGTTGATACTACAAATCAAGTTGGATTTGGAATCCGAGTAGTAAAGACAGAAAAGGCAAATAAAGAAAATAAGGAACAATTATCTATTGTATTAACCCATGCGGAAACAGAATTACTAGTTAATTATATTAAGGATGCATTATGTCATGTCTTTGACGCTCTTTTTTCAGAAAATATCACCCGTTTAAAGAAAAATAATGAAAATCCTCCCAAATCTGTAGATAAACTACCGGAACAACCAGAGCCGGAAACTGTTGGGGATTTTTAAAAAATGATTTTTAATTAGAAATAATTAAAATGGTGGAGGTTGGGGAAAATTAAGCTAGGAAGAGATTTCTTTCTGGCTTTTTTGTTTAATATTGGGCATTTTTAATTACATCTTTAATAATTATGATTGCCTTGTCTAATTCTATTTTAATTTTATCTTTTTGTTTTTGATTATAAAAATTAGTTTTGTGTCTTAAATGGTTAATAAGTCTTAAAAATTTACGAAATTTACGTTTTAGTAAAAATCTTGCATTTTTATAGACACAATTAAAAAAGATTAATGCATTTAAGAGTCCTGAAATTCTTAATACAATATTTCCATTTTTCATTCTTCCATCATCTAATATGGTAGATTCTATATTTATTTTTTGTTTTAATAGTTCTTTTAAATAATTTATAAATGGCTTCGTTCCAATCACATTTAAAGAAAATCTCATAGTTGTATTGTCGTTATACATAGAATAAGAAACCGTTCCATCTCCTTCGTAGAAAGAGCGTATATAATGTGGAATTAAATCATCCGGTAAATATACTGGAAATTCTAGATTATTGGTTTTGTTATTGTCTATTTTTAATTTTAAAAGAGAATTAGTTATGTTTTGATGATAAATAACAAGACCCCATCTATTTTGGTAGGTTTTTGTTGATTT